CTTTATGTTACCACTACCAGTATACATTGTACCTTGAGGCTTGTAAACTTGACCAACATTTTCTCCACCAGGGTTATATATACCGCCACTTGTTCTTGGTCTTCCTATTGCCATGTTATGTCCTTATCCGTATTGTTCGGCCCATTGTTCTGAAAAAGCCTCATCTAGGTTGATTGTATATCTTTGCGCTGACTGTGCACGGGTTGTCCACCTATTAGATGAAAACTTCTGCAAGTGATTTGTTTGTTGCATAAACTCCCGTGCTCTAAGCACAGCAAACCATAGTGCCATAACACAGTCGGTTTTACCTCTAGTGCTTGGCTTCCAGGTAATCAACTGCTGAGTAAGAGACTTAAGTCCTTCAGAGTCAGTAGTAGATGGAAGTTCAATCATATTGTTCTTCTGGAACTTTTCTTCTCGCATGGTTCCAAACAGGGTAGACATAGATGCTACACCAAATGCTGCGTCCCACTTATTTTTGTTAGTAACATGAGATTCAAGTCTTACACCATACATACCAAGCCATTGCCGCAAGTCATCATCTAATGAGTATGCTTTCTGGTGGGCGTTAATTTCTACTCTAAATTCTTGTGGCTTGTATTTCAATACAAGTTCTTCTATCGTACTTCTAATCTTTTGCGGGTTCGGTTCACCCATGTTAATACAATCTAAAACATATATTCTAGAATCTATTCTGTTATAAGTAACTACTACGAAGGCTGCATGAGCCTTGTCTCCCATCGCTGGGTCGAATCCAATAATTGTGTAACCTTCAACTGCAGTCGGATGTCCCACCGCCCCTTGGCGCAATGGACCTTTTCTGCGTTGCCCGTTGGTACTGCCTTGCACCAAAGCGGGTGGGAAGATGGAATCTTCTTCGACATCCTCCTGCTGATAAACTAAAGCCCATGTTGACGGTGTTACTTCACTACGTCTTTTCTTTAATGCTATCCCATCCCATTTCGGGAAGAGCCCCTCTTCGTCAGGTACGTCAGAATCCCCATCCCACGGGAGGTCCGACTTAGGCCAGAGCGTCTTCCAGTCTTTAGGGTCTTCTGAATATTCCAAAACAGCAGGCATGCCCATATAAGTAAAAGGGCTTTTACCACCAGACCAGTGTTTGGTTTCACGGAGTTCTTTATAGAAGTCTTGCGCTGCAATTCGTGTCCCTACGATTAGTAACTTGCCATTCTTACCCAGACGGGTAATAACTTCTTTTTGTAACCAGTTGATTTGCTTTTCCCACTCATGGGCGTTGGCTGTAGTTATACAGTCATCAAGTATGATGAGGTCAGCACGTGCTCCATAAATCTGCCCACCCATACCAAGCGCCTGGATGGTGGGGTCTTTCTCTGATGAATTTCGTGCATCGCTCCCAAGATAAACGGTGTCAACTCGCCAAGTGTCTGAATCCTCTTTCCAACCACCTTCGGGGCCAAAAGTTGTTTGCAACTTTAACCAGCGTGGATGGGAGAGTCTCTGCTTGATTGCGTACACGAACTCACGTGCTTTGACTAACGTTTTTGAAACCACAATTATGCGGACATTAGGATTGAGGGCGATGCGATATGTGGAGTAGTTTACGGTGACCACCGTACTCTTGGCGTGCTCAGGTGGCACGTTAACCAATAGACGGGTTGGGTCGTTCTTTTCGTAAACCATACTAGGGTGGAGCCATGAAGGCTCCCTATCTTCTAGTAAGTCAATCCAATCTTGATGGTGTGGAAACAATCTTTGATTTAAAAAAATTTGCGAGAACTGAGGGAAGTCTATTTCTTCCTTGGGGATACCTAGGGCGGCAAGGGAAGCATCCTTTGCGGTTGCCTTGGCCTCTGTTAAGTCGGCAGCAAACTTCTTATCCCTGAGGCACCAGATTCTTACTGTGTCAGGTTTCTTGCCACACATTTCCATGGCTTTGTGAACAGAGTGGCCTTCGGCCACTAGGGCTAAAACCTTAGCCTTTGCTCCTACCATAGCCAAAGATTGGGGGTTGTTTCCCCCTTTTGTAAATGTCATAGTCCTGTCCCGTTTTCATCAGTTGTAACAGTAATTAGATACAGCCTGTAACGCAAGTCCCCCAAGGACTTGCTACTGTTAAAAAAAGAAACAGCCTCTATATAGTATAATCTGTCCAAACAGGTAAAACGGACGTTTTACAACAAAGTATTTTTTAAAGCATGCAAAAAACCTATACAAATTAGGACATATTAGGACACTGTATATGGGATACTACTGTACGGGAAAATCTTTTATGTTGATACTAGACTGTATAACAGACCATATTAAACAGTCTGGGGTCATAAATGACCCACTAACTGTTTAAGATACTGTCCTGTCGTCCTGTACAGGTGGACGCTGGGCGGACAGCAGTCTTCGGCGCCTTTAAATACATCTGTGGCGCCTCAGTTAAACTAAAATCCTTAAGACTTAAAAACAAAAACGGAACTGGTTACTATGTCAGTTCCTTGTGCCTACTCCAAGCCTCGGCTAAATGCAGCCTCGTCTAGGAGTATTGGTGTTCGCTCCAAGCGTTACGGTGCACAGCCCCTCCACGCAATGCGCTCACCTACCAACACACACAGTCGGACGCAGGCCACGGCTCTCACTGGCTATCGCCAGTTTCTGTTCGAGCCTACGTTCGTAGCCTACCTCGCTCTGGCTCGGCTTAACGGCTACTCACAAGCCTGCTGAACCTTACACCGCACTGTCAAATCGCTTAACGCGATTGTCGCCCATGCTCGTCTGGCCTCGGCCAGACTGGGCAAGAGTGACAGCGGGATGTCGCGGTTTCCCGCCAGTATGTGCTGGTGAAATATATACATGAACAAAGGAGATAGACATGAATAATGAAGTCATAGTTCAAAACCAACTTACCCTAATGAACGAATGCTTCCATTGTCAGCAACTAAATGAACTATGCGCCGACTGCCTCGAAGCCAAAGAGGCTCGAGACGCAGTCATCGCCAACCAGTTGGTTGATGAAGACATATACAGATACAAGCCAATGTATACAAGCATGAGCAAAATCCAAGATGAGCCTTCGGCTCATGAATGGATTTCTAGTGAGGTTATCACCAGAATCAATACAAAGACTGGTGATAAAACAACGAGGGCTGAGTTCTTCGAGCAGTCCTCGTGGCTCATAGACAGGCTCTTCGACTTGGAGGATTCTATCGAACTCCAAGTCTTCGAGTGCATATGCTCTACTTGCCACTATACAATAAACAAACACGCAGTTTGTCCTAACTGCAACTAACTAACCAAGGCGACTCCCCTACACTTCGTGATAGGGGAAGCCGCCCCAATCAAACTAAAGGAGATACACAAATGAATACATTCACATACACAGAGTCAATCCTGAAGGGTGTCCGTGATTACCAAACAGTAATCAAAGGCACGGTGGTTGACCGTAGAGAAGATGTGCAACCAGATGGTTCCACAAAATCCAAGTTCGTTGCTGCTCGTCAAGTAACATTCACTGACCCAATTTTGGTGGAGTTCGTTCGCCAAAATTTCAATGCTACATCTGAATACAAAGTCAATATCACTGGCTATGAGACCAGCACTTACTCTGAGAAAAACGAGAAGTGGTATGATAACAAAATCGTTACTGATATAGCACTAGTATAACAAGCGAGTAGGGTGGGGGCTTAGGCTCTCACCCTACTTTACTTTTTTTTGCACCGCAGGTAACATTAACGGTAAGTAATGAGTCGAACAGGAGATAGTATGTATTTAGATACAGGAACGATGATTGGCATTACCATAGCATTAATTAGTTCTATACTTGCATTATGCTATGCATTCTATATAATCAGACTACAAGACAAGCACATTGAACGTCTAACTAGGAACAATTACAACAGAACAAAGAGGGATACCAATGCGTAGCAGAGAGGAACTACTTAAGATTAAAGAAGCCTTTGCATATGCCATGATAGATATGCTTGATGTATACGATGAACTGCTTGCAACAGGCAGAGTATATGTAGATGAACCTACAATTAATGACCTCGCCAAAAATCAGGAGGAATCAAATGCTTGATGAGGATACCCCACAATGGGAGCATACCGTGTGGATACTAGCCAAAGTTAGATGCCGAACCACACATATAAACATAGACACAGCAGGTGATGAGGCTCTTGATGACCCTGATAATTGGTATGTGTTAGAGTTTGATAAGGGTGTAAAACACAGCCAAGAGATTGTCAGGGTGAGATGATTGACAACTTCATTATCAATTCATACCTCACGCCATCACAAACCTGGACATTCCTCATACTCTTTGGCTATATCACATGGAGGTTTATTAGATGAAGAGGATATTAGCAGGGTATTTGAGTTGGCTACTGGCGTTCTTATCAGCGCCATTCTTTCCAACTCCAGCCTACGCAGTGGCAATAGCAACACAGTTGGAAGCCAACTGCTTAAACGACTTGTCCCTTTGGACACCACGAACAGCCAAGGCATACGCCAAAGGGTTAATGAAATGGAACTACCCACATTGGAACAGGTCTGAATGGGTAGCACTAGATAAACTCTGGACCAAAGAAAGTAACTGGCGTAAAGAAGCAAAGAACAAACACTCTAGTGCAGGTGGTATCCCACAAATACTAGGACTTAATCCTAAGACGCCAGCCCCGCATCAGATTGAGCGGGGGCTGGAATATATAGTTCATCGTTACGACAAGCCATCAATTGCATGGGCTCATTGGCGCAGCAAAGGATGGTATTAAGTTTGGCATAGTGAACCAGCGTAAGGAGAACCTCTCCAAAAAGCAGCGTAGTTTATGCCAACTTCCTGAGCATGAAGTCAAACTGCTCACCACACAACAAAGGAGATAGATATGGCAAGGAGAAATGACAGAACAATCAATGTAAAGATACCTACAGTTAAGGTAATCGCAGCATTGGAATCTAAGTTAACCCAAATTAAAGGTGACTATATAAAGCAAGATGATAATGAGAAAAAATATCAGAAACAAATGGAAACTTGGAGAAAACAAGTTATTAAATTTGCAATGGACAACGTATCAAAGGCTGAGAATCTACGCACTAACTATCGTGCATGGAACTCAACACTTAATGTTGACTTCGATTTAATCGTTAGTCAAGAGGGGTTTCCTAAAGAACCAAGTCGTGATTACGAACAGATAAACTCACATGCATACGAGGAAATGGTAGAGGAAATCAACAGCACCATTCGTATCCTTAAACTTACTGATGAGGAAGTGGTGTCAACATCTACTTACAATTCAATAGCCCGTTACTTGTAGCAAGACGGGCGTCCGCCAGAAGGGGCGGGACGCCCTCAAACAAAGGAGATAAAATGATAGAGACAAACTATGACTTACTTCGTAGTGAAGTAAAGACACAGTTAGTTGAGCAAGAAGGTAAGTATAACTGGCAAGACCGTGATACAAATGTTCGTATTGTTGAGGACATTCGTAAAGCAATTGATGGATTAGCGGATGGAGTTACACCATCAGCCCAACACATAGCAGAAGTAGCCATTGCTACTAATGAAAACCTAAGTATCCGTGACTTCTTAATGGGTGTTCAACTAGAAAAGGACATTGATTATGTAGGCGAATACATATCATTACTTGGTAATGTTATTGTTAAAGACAAGGCAGTCCCATTAGCCACAGTATTTTGTGGATACCTATATCAAACTGAAGAAATAGAGCAGGCTAAAATTATGCTGCTTGAAGTATTAAAACTTGATTCAGAGTATGCGTTGGCAAAGTTATTGAACAGAGTGTTCGATGCTAATTGGCCATCAGAAAGTTTCAAGGCTATGGCTGAACAACTACACTCACAAGTTGTTAATACTATCTATGCAATAGAGACAGAGGAAGTAACAGATGACAACTGATACACTCATACATGGAACTGCACGTAAAGCAGCATGGCACAAAGCAGGTGTAGCAGTAGAGGCTACGTCAGCAAGTGAAGTAGCCAGCCAAGCAGGTCTTGATTGGTCAGTATCACTGCATGATATCGATGCTAAGTATCAGATACCTGGCAACGAATTAGTTAATCGTATCTCAATTGATGATAAGAAAGCAGTCATCAAAACCCTGCCAACAGGTGAGACATCAGCCATTGGAGTAGTAGGTAATCGTTATAAAGTATTTCAGAACAGTGAAATCTTTAGCACATTAGATAACCTTATTGATTCTAGTGGACTTAGATACGCAGCAGCAGGTGAGTATGATGGCGGTGCAAAAGTATGGATGCTAATGGAAACTCCAATGGAGATGACCATTGCCGATGACCCACACTCAGCCTTCTTACTTGCACGTACTAGCCATGATGGCAGCAGTTCAGTTATAATTAAACCAGTAATTGAACGACTGTTTTGTATGAATCAAATCAATAAAATATACAAGAACAAGAACAAGTATACTTATAGTTTAAACCATACAAGCAATGCCTTCCTATCCGTATCAGAAATTAGCAACATCATAAAACTAACTTATGATATGGCTAATGATTACACTGCACTAGCAGACACATTACTTGGTAGACAAGCAAGCCATGAGCATGCAAAGAATTACTTTAAGCGTGTGTTCGCACTGCCTACTAAGTTAGAAGAAGCACCATATGACATGCTATCTACAGGTGAGAAGAAGCAATACACCAATGCTATGAAGGCTAGAAGTTTGGCCTTCAATATCTATTCAACCTCAGAGACACAGGAAAACATACGAGGCACAGAGTTTGGTATGTGGCACGCAATCATAGAGTGGGCTGACTACAATGCTAAGGGTAAGAACCTTGCAGTTAGCACAATGGCTGGACGTAATGATAGTATTAAGTCCAAGGCTCTTGAATTGTTGGGTGTTTAATGGATAAAAAAATAAGTCCAGGAACAGCAGCCCAAAGTCATGCTCGTAAAGAGTTATTAAAAAGACATCGTAAAGAATATGATGAAATCTATCGTGCAGAAATGATACGATTAGGTGGTAATCCAAAGCCAACAACAGAAGAAAAAATCCTTTTGTTGCAAGACCAAATAGAACAATTAAAAAAGGAGATAGAATGACAATGTATTACAGTGAAGTAGATGGTGCTGAACCAACAGTATCTATCCAAGTATCAGGTACCAAGTATACCTTTACCAATGAATCTCTTACAAGATTAATAGAAGAGAAAGAGAACCTCAAGGTAGAAGTAGCCCAAGCCGAACGTAAAGTTAAGAGTATGGGCTGGGATGTACGAGAGTTCTTTGAGTCAAGAAAAGAAGGCAACAATATTAATGAAGATATATGTTGCTCAGTTGAGGACATAAATGAATTGCTTAGAGGTCTAGGAGTAGACCAACTAACTACCACTTGGTCAGCAACAATATTTATTACAGCCACAATTACAGGTATAGATGCACCAGATAAAGAAACAGCAGAAGAAATGGCTAAAGATAATATCGATGTTAACTACAATGACGATGGCGACATCTGGGTAGACGACATCGAGGTACAGTCAGTACATCCTGAAGCATAGTATGTGATATACTAATCTTGAGTGCCCTGGTTTCGGCTATCTCCTTTCTCAGGGCAACTCATAAAAGGAGAACATGACATCAATAGAAATAGATAGAGATAGGTACGGTAGACCATTGATAGTGCCACCCAAAGGTGGCAAAGCAATAGCCTATACAAGAGCAACCACAATTGCTAACTCATTAGATGATGCATCAGCATTAGTAGCATGGAAGATGCGGATGGCAGCAATCGGGTTGACTACACGACCAGATATATTATTATCTATTAGTGCAGCACAAGAAGATAAGATGGCAGTTAACTCTTTGATTGAAGATGCTATGCAAGTAGCAGGTGCAAACAAAGCAGCCAACATCGGAACAGCAATCCATTCATTTGCTGAACAATTAGATTTAGGGCATGACCTAGGTGCGGTACCAGCAGAATGGTTACCAGATGTTAAAGCCTATGAACATGCAACTAAAATTCTCAACAACAAATTCATTGAACAGTTTAGTGTGCTAGACAAATACAAAGTTGCTGGCACACCAGACAGAGTTGTTGAGTATAAAGGCGAGTTGTTTATTGCAGATATTAAGACTGGTCGCATAGACCATCCAAGTAATATCGCAATACAGTTAGCAATCTATGCTAACGGCTTGCCGTATGATGGTGCTACGGCAACCCGTAGTACATGGGGCGAAGTAAACAAAGACAAGGCAATCATTATCCATCTACCCGCAGGAACAGGCACGTGCAAGTTAGTGTGGATAGATATTAAAGAGGGCTGGAAAGGTTTACAATTAGCCATGAAAGCAAGGCAGTGGAGGGACCAGAAAGGTCTGACCACTGAATTTGAATAGGAGAATGATGAGTAGTACAGAATCACCAATCAGTATCAATCTCAAAACAGCAGCAGGTACGCAGATAACTTTGCGTGCAGATACAGCAGACCAATTTGCTGACATGATTGCACAAGGTATACATACAATTACCGATGCAGTTACTGAAGTAGAACTAGCAGTCAAAGGAACAACAGGCAACAAGCCTATGTCCGTAGCAGATATTGCTTCTAGTTTTAATTCAAACATCTCATCCACAGAATCAGGTGGAGAAGAAACAGTAGAAGATAAATGGGGTAACACTTGGGTATACAACAAACCAGGTGCACCATCATGTGAACGTGGAGTTATGGTTCTTAAGTATGGAAAAGCACAAAGCACAGGCAAGCCATACAAAGCATTTTATGACCCAGCAGCAGGACCTAATTGGTCAGGGCCTAAAATCCCAGCAGAACTACGTACTAAGCCAATCTTTGCTTAGTGTCTGATAGAAAACGGGGCGTAGATAAAGTGCTACGCCCCGTTTCTAATAAAGGAGAGCAATGAAAACATTAATTAGAAGTGTTAACAATACTAATGTAGGTGGCGAGCCACTACCAGCAGTGTTTAAAGTATTTGAAAACGCAGGTATGATATTACGCAGAGCAGAAGTAACAGTCATAGCAGGTACACCTGGCGCAGGTAAGTCATCAATTGCTCTAGCAATCGCAGCAAAAACTAAACTACCAACCCTTTACTTTAGTGCGGATACTAACGCACATACAATGGCAATGAGATTGATTGCAATGACTGGCAACATCAGCCAACAGCAAGCCGAACAGTTAATCAAACGGCAACCAGACAAAGCAAAAGAAGTATTAGGTAACGGCAACCACTTGTTCTGGTGTTTTGAATCCAGCCCCACACTAAAAGATTTAGATGAAGAAGTATCAGCATTCGAAACTATATGGGGCAGAAGCCCAGCACTTATAGTTGTAGATAATCTTATGGACATAGCAATGGATGGACACGATGAGTTCGGTGGTATGCGTGCAGCCATGAAAGAACTTAAGTATCTAGCCAGAGATACAAACGCAGCACTACTTGTATTGCACCATACTAAAGAAGGATATGAAGGCAGTCCGTGTCAGCCAAGGTCATCTATCCAAGGGCTAGTCAATCAGATACCAGCAATGGTATTGACTATTGGTCAGATGAAACAAGCAGATATGAACTACCTATGTGTAGCCGCAGTTAAGAATCGCTATGGCAAAGCCGACCAAACAGGCAACAACTATGTTACTCTCGCATTTAATCCTGAGTCTATGTATCTAGATGATGTCATAGTCAGGTACATGCCACCACATCAGGAGGAATTAGAGTGAGTAACCCACGCAAAGCAAAAGGTTCTAGCGCAGAAAGAGATGTAGTTAATTGGTTAAAGAAATGGTTTCCATACGCAGAACGTAGAATAGCAGGGGCACATCTAGACAAAGGAGATATAGCAGGAGTTAACGGTGTAGTTATAGAGGTAAAGAATCATAGACGAATAGATTTATCTGCATGGATAAAAGAATTAGAAATAGAAATAAAAAATGACAAAGCATGGACAGGCGTAGTATTACACAAACGTATAGGTAAAGGAGATGTAGGAGAATGGTATGCAACAATGCCAGCAAAATTATGGATAGAATTAATCAATAAAATCAATGATAAAACATGATGTATCTGGCTACCTACTACACGTAGGCGCCACCCTGCCAGCAGTTGGGCATGGCTGGCGCAAGATGAAGTGTCCTTTTCATGGTGACAAGCATGCATCAGCAGCAATAAACTATGAAGACAATAGATTCAAATGCTTTGGCTGCGAAGCACAAGGTGATGTATATGATTTAATAATGTATAAAGAAGGAGGTAATTATATTGAGGCTGTCAAATTCGCAGAGAGCATATCTCTTGCAGGCAACAGACCAGTACAAAAAGGATTTACATCTGGCAGAAAGATATCTTTCAACTCGGCATCTATCGGTAGAAGAGGGCAGAACATTTAGTCTAGGTGTAGTGGCAAACCCATTGCCAGGACATGAAGCATACAAAAATAGATTAGCAATCCCTTACATCACACCATCAGGTGTGGTTGATATACGCTTTAGAAGTATGAACAATAACGAAGACCCAAAGTATATGGGTGTACCTGGGGCTAAGACTACAATGTTCAATGCACAAGTAGTACTAACAGCAGGTAGTTATGTATGTGTAACTGAAGGTGAAATTGATACAGTTGTTTTGTCAGTCAAGACAGGACATCCATCAGTTGGTATACCTGGAGTTAACAACTGGAGACCATACTATGCCAAGATACTAGATGACTTCGAGACAGTAATTGTATTAGCAGACGGCGACAATGCTGGCCTAGAGTTTGGCAAAAGACTAAGCCGAGAACTACATAACGTTAATCTATTGCAGATGCCAGAAGGGCATGATGTTAATAGTATTATTGTGCAAGAAGGAAAGGAGTGGATAGATGAGCGAATTAAAAAATGTTTGGGACAGCAATGATGACTTCTGGAATTTTATTGGAGACAATAAAAAGTTAGTTGGCATTGCTATCTCTGGCAATCAAGGGCTAGACATACTCAATGCACTAAGAGATATCTATCTAACCATACAAGAAGAACCACAAGATGCACTCAAAATGCTTACACTATTAGGCACAGTTATATATGCAAGCAGCATAGGAGAAGGCAAAGAATTTGCCGATGAGATACAGATAGTATCAGCCATGGAACAATTCGATACCAGTATGAAGGAGATGTTAGATGAAAAACCCAAGTGATGTTGATGTAATCCTCAACGAACTGCGTACTATTATGATGAAGAAACAGGAAGATTACGGACCTTTGAACATCGCCCTTGCCCCTGGCGGTGCGATGAATGGGCTGCGTGTGAGGATGTATGACAAACTGGCTAGACTAAATAACATGGCTGGTAAGGACGCCACGCCGAACTTTGAATCAATTGAAGATACCCTTATAGACCTGGCTAACTATGCAATAATAGGACTATTGGTACAAAGAGGACAGTGGGAAGGCATTAACTAACGGATGAATCAAGAGTGGGTACAAGAGTATGATTTGCTTGTGTCTACGCTTGGCATGGAATATTCCAAAAAATATTCTATAGTTGAACCATCTGATATAAAACAAATACTATGGATGTGGTTTGTTACACACCCCAAAAAATATAAAGAGTGGTCTGAGTTACCACCAAAAGATAAAGAAAAATTAATTGCTAAGTCATTACGCAACGCAGCCTTAGCCTATTGCGAAAAAGAAAAAGCCCGTAAGTTTGGCTACGACATGGCTGACCTTTACTACTATGACCCGTCAGTCATCGAAGCATTTTTGCCATCTATCCTGGCAGATAGTTATGAGATACCAACTAAAATCAAAGACCTTAACTTTCAGTTTGGTAAATCAGGAGAAGTCACAGATGGAAATAACTGGCTAGTTCTTAGGTCAGACATAGAAAAAGCATTCAACCAACTAGCAGAGGCTAAACAAAATATTTTAAGGCTAAGGTTTACGACGGAGAACTGTGAGTGGAGTGAGTTAGGCAAGGAACTAGATACATCGGCTGATGGTGCACGCAAGCGAGTCGAACGTGCAATTAATTCATTGGTTAGAATCTTAGGTGGATGGCGTACGTTTAATGATACAGATGTAGTCCCAGATAAAAATGAAGATGAAGAAGCAGATGACTCAGGAACCTAAAGAGATAAAAGAATTGTTTAAGAAAGATTATACCAATGCTATGGACTTACGTGGTCATCCTATTGGAGACATATGTATATGTGGCTCAGAATTATTTACAATCATAGCAGCCTTTGAGTATGGAGAAATATGTTTTTACTTTTTAGATGGTGAATGTGTAGACTGTGGCTCACTAGTAACCTTACCTACACCTTTAGATAATATAGGAATGGATTGTGATTAATGCCTTACTACGATTTTGAATGCAAAGTATGTACCAAGTTAGTAGAGATTAATGAACCCATACCGCCAATGTGCACAAGTTGCGGAGCGGTCATGGTTCGTATATGGTCAGCAGTACCAACCCATTTTAAAGGGAGTGGATTCTACTCAACAGGGGGCTAATGAGATTCAGCGATAGGCCAGCATGTGATGGTATCAATACAGAATTATTCTTCTCAGAAGACAGAGGTCAGCATACAAACTTTGCTTATATCAAAAGGATATGCGATACTTGCCCTGTACTAACCGAATGTTTTGACTATGCTATAGACAATCTAGTGCATGGAATATGGGCAGGAACTAACAAAAAAGAAAGGGATAATTATAGAAGTAAGCATGGGATAATTGGTAAAACAGTTGTTCCAATCTCTATATTTAATAGTAACTATGATAGTTAATTTATCTAAAGATGAAGTAAGGGTATGTACTCTATTAGCAATAGAGCGTTGGCTTACTAAGTTTGGTTCTAAAGATAAACCTAACTATGCACAAGGTAAATTAGATGGCAAGTTAGAACCAGAAATAAATGCAAACATACGAGCCAATGTATGTGAGTGGGCAGTAGCAAAACAATATAACTTAGGTTGGAATACACCTTGGTATCCAAATGCTTTACATGCTAAACGGTATCCAATATCTGATGTAGGAAACAACATAGAAGTTAGGTCTATTAGAACTCAAACTAGTATTCCTTTTTGGGCTAAAGATAAAAGTAGAATTATTATTGGAACTAAATGTTTAGATATAGAATATTATTCTGAGGTAGAAATTTTTGGCTATATAAAACCAGAACAGTTTACTAAAGAAGAATACTATGATAGTTATATAAATGGATGGCGTGTGCCCATAACAGAATTTAGGGAGTATGATGTCAAAACTATCTGACTTTGATTTAGACCTATCTGTTGGACATGAAGGCGAAGCATTAGTTAATGAACTATTAACTGGTGGTAAAACAATTGAGGTTAAGACAGACCTTAAGTGGAAGAACACTGGTAACTTATATATAGAAACTGTGTGTTGGTCACACAACAATGATGAGTGGTACCCATCAGGATTATCTGCAACTAAGGCTGACTACTGGGCATTTGTATTAGAAGGTTCAATATTTATTGTGCCAACAAAAGATTTAAGGCATGCTGTTAGCATACATGGCAAGCCAATTACCTGTAACATACCGCCCAACCCCAGCAAGGGCTATCTAATTAGACCCGATAAAGTATTTGAGATAGTAGCAGAGTTATCTAGGTAGTTAGGGGAAGACTATTTAGAAAACAAAAAAGACCCCCCGACCAGATAAAACTGGAAGGGGGGTTTTGTTTTGCTAGTGCTACTTAGTAAGCCCAAATTCTGGCGCTGACTTATCCAATGCTTTCAGGATAGGACCAACCAAACCTGCAACAAATGCTGCTGCTAATACTTTAGGGTCACGTTGTCCTGCTGTATACAACGCAACTGCTGCGGCAGCAGCGGCACGAATGTATGAGAGTGCAATTTGTTTTGCTTTTTCTTTGTCTATCATGGTTCTCCTTAAAGGAACTTAACTAACTCAGCCCAAGTCTTTGGACCAATGATGCCATTAGAATCAATTATGTCATGGTTATCTTGGAACTTAATTACAGCAGCCTTGGTTTTAGGACCATAGACTCCATCAGCAATTAAACCAAGGGCTTTCTGTACAACCTTAACACCATTGCTCTTATCCCCAGGCTTAATAGTCCCAGGAAATTCTGGCTTATCTGATACTGGTACAGCAACATTAACTTCATTGCCTGTGTAGTTAGGGCGACCAAAGCCAACGATAGATACCATTACCTTTTTCTTATTGGCAATATATCCACGAGTCTTAACCGCTACCTCACCACCATTACGCTGGTCTCCCTTAGGATTGCCAGCAGTATTACCCTCGATACAGGTAAGAGTTCCATCTCCGTTGTTTTCAATTACAATACCAACGTGAGAGATTCTATCTACACCATCTCCAGGGAAATCAAAGAAAGCAATATCGCCAGGTACTGGCTTAGCATTCTTAGCATCAGTCCAAACGCCCATCTTTTTGAATGCACCAGCACCAGCAACAGTAGATACCATATTAGGTACCTTCACTCCTGCTTGGTTAGCACACCACATTACAAATGAGCCACACCAAGGTAGGAAGTTTGCCTTAGTAAAGGCACCGTACTTGGTTTGATTATCCTTTGGACCTTCGATAGTTCCAACTTCTTTTTTGGCAACCTCTATGATTGCAGCGACTGTTCCCTTTTTCATTAGTTGTAGTTAGGGTCAATCTTCGCTTGCTTGTCAGCAGCCTGACGATTTTCTACCTCTGTATCGGCAACAGTCTTAGCGCCTTTATCTACAGTTGAGAATGCAGCATTGATTTCATCAAGAGATAGTTTGCCATCATCCATAAATGCACGGGCTAACTTCTCTACTACTGCTGCTACTGCTGTAAGACCAGCCACAGTTACTGCTGTAATTGTATCTACGCCAGCAATAGCACCAGCACCAATCACAGACAGACCAGATGCTGCAAAGACAGCAACGATACGCATTAATACATTTTTAAGTGATGCCATTATTCATCCTTTGGGTTACGTAGTTTGAAAGTAATACCCCATACGAATAGGGATAAAACAATTGCATAACCAACTACAGTTTTGGCTGAACCTTCTAGCACAACCCAGGCAATAAACATACCTAGTAATGTCCATAGTTGATTAAAAATATCTGAGAACCAGGCTTTCATGGTTTCCTCCTAAGTGCGGCTGCTGCACCAGCGGATGCTGCTGCTTGTGTTGCAATATTTCCAGCGATAACTGCAGAGATGATTACCTTTTCAGATTCTTCTCTTACCTCTGGTGACATGTCCGCCCCTACTTGACTCAGTGCAGCCAATGCTGCAGCAGGGTCAGTAAACAATTCTTGTAGTAAGGCAGCAGGGTCTTGCAATAAAGCAATTGCTACTGCTTGTTCTTGAGTTAGTACTACACCATTATCAAGAACCACTGTCTCTTCTTCTAGTTCTTCAACTGGTACCACTTCTGGTACCAGTTCTGGCTCTGGTATAACTTCCTCTTCAACCTCTTCTTCAGGCTCTGTAATAGGCTCTGGAGCCTCTTCTGGGGCTATTTCCTCAGTCACTTCAGGCTCAGGCAAAGGCTCTTCCTCTTCAGGAACAACCACAGGTTCCTCTACAGACTCAGGTACAACCACAGGAACTACTGGTGGTATAGGTACAACAGGCTCAGGTTGAGATGTAGCCGTGCTACCATCTACTGGTGCAACAATTGTTGCCGTATCGGAAGGAACTGTTGATGTCTCAGTTGGTGCTGGGGTTACTGTTGGGGTTTCTGTTTGGCTGGTCTGTGTCTCTTGTGCAGAACTCGCAGAAGGCGAAGGTTCGGGAGTTGGAGAAGGAGTTGGTGAAGGTTCAGGGCTACTTGACGGACTCGGAGTTGGAGTTGCACTCTCTGAAGGAGTTGGTTCAGGAGTTGCAGTTACAGTCTCACTTGGTGAAGGAGAAGGAGTTGGTTCAGATGGAGTGGGACTTGAAGGGTCAGTAATTACTCCGTTGTAATAACCAAGAGCACCACCGTTAAGAGTATCACTGACATAAATGTTATAAGGAAGAGCATAACCACCTGTGCAATAGAAGGCTGGTATGTATCCCTTATCAGCAAAGAACTGATTAGAGTTATCCCAACCTATTTGAAATGTACGTTGTTCCCCTGCAGGGTTAGCACATATAACTGACGTGTTTGCAATATCAGCATTAGCAGATGGAATCATAAAGATAGATGTTCCAAATACTAAAAAGAATACTGCTAATAAATTATTTCTTTTCTGAAAGAAGAAAATAGATTTGGTCGACACGGGTTTCCAATCGAGTAATGCGTCCCTCTAGGTTGTGTCCCCCGTTGCCATCAGGTTTAAGTTCTGATAGATAATGTTTTACTAGCCATCTAATTGAACCAGCAAAACTGGCTACAATAGTTGCGACTGCTACTGCTAAGCCAGCCCAATCTGTGCTACTCATTATACTGTCCTAATCGTAATCTCAATTACGCCTCCAAATCCATCAAACCTTCTGTCTGGTGGAGTCATACGAGTAAAAGATATCTGGTCAATAATTACTTGACGACTTTCACCAGTGGTTAAATCTTGCCAGGTAACAACATCGCCATTTTCTTCTATGTTTTCTAGTACTTGTAACCTCTGTAATGCTGAACCTTCATAGCCAGATATTACATTGTATCTATCTGTCTCTAAATCAAAGCAGTAAACAGGAAACTTTAAGTTTCTTTGTCTAGGCGTAGCAATAGTAGCCTTTGCTTGATAGCCTTTAAATATAGGACCAGTTGATGTAGTACTTGAGTCACGATTAAATGTAAACTTATATGCTACATATTCTTGTGCAGTTTCAGGCTGAGATGTAGTTACCTCAACAGCAGTTACCCCTGTTTCATAGGTAATGTGGTCATATGGAACATCATTCTTATCTATAGTTGCTAGTGTTAATGAACCTTTAGTAAAGTCACCACGTGCTAATAGACGCTTAAAGTTCTTAGGTTCAAGGGTGCCGTATCTAATATAACCTGTAGTTATATAACCAGTTGTGGCTAAGACTGAGGTTGATTGAATAGCAATACCATTGCTACCCGATGTAGTAAATGCTATCTGATTTGAGTTACCTACAAAATTTACAGTAGTAGCGTAGCCAGTAGCCCCATCTAAATAGGTGTCTTTGGCGTAAGCAAACCGCAATGTCTCAAGTTCGTTACCTAAATCAATTCTATATAGCCCAGCATAACCATTAATAGAACCAGTTACCCACGCAAACCTATCTCTAAATGCAAAATCTAACCCAGTATTGGCTGCTTCAATAATTAATGGACCATAAGATAGGTCTCCATTAGTATCTGATATCGTAGCAACACGGACACCTTTGTTAGTACCAATTAATAGATACCCTAAATAAGATTCAATTTTATGAGCATACTCACCACTAGGTAGTTGCGCTGCAACTATACCTGAAGTAAGAGTTGGCATAACACCAGCAGTATTTAAAGTAAACTTATAGATAGCACCATTAGTACCAGCGTAGCCAGCAGCATAAATAGCAGAGCCACCTTCAGATATGGATGTCCACTCCCAAGAAGAGTTAGGATGGGTGTATATAGCAGTAGGTAAGTTATGGGTAGTACCCTTTGCATTAGTTAACTCATAGATAGATGCATCAATGCCAGCAACTAATCGTTGTTTAACCCAACTAAGAACTACCCTAGTTTTATCACCTTGAAAATCATAATACTTTGTATAGCCAGCAGTAGGTGTAGCAATAGGACCTGTATAAAGATGGTCATTGTCTGCTATAAATAGATGAATACCATCAGTTGCAATATCTTTAATTGAAGTATCTAATGGTGACGGGCTAATACTAGTTACGTCTGTATAAGCAACAGCAGTACCAGCAGATGTGTAGTTATTAATAGTTGTACTTGCTGGAATCCAGCCAAGCAGTTTATCTGTAGAACCATCTACAATAGATAAAGATTTATATACACCGCTAGTTACACCGCTAAGGTTGGCTGTTTCTTTAAGTAAGGTAACCTCACCTTTAACCCAAACATCTACATTGTTACTATCTGTAAACCTATGTGCGACTATCTCGCCAGCAGATGGGTCATAGAACTTAATCCCAGTACCATTATGAAAAGATGATTGACTTCTTAGCCACCAGCCTGTAAGTGATTGCTCACCTGGCTCTTGGTTATTATCAAATTGTTCTTTACGATATGGAGCAGTCTGTCTAATATATGGGCGTGCATCACCAATAGCGTATAAAAATGGTTGCCCACCTAAGGCTACATCGTATGACTCACCTGAGTTTTGCCATGTTGAAGATGAAGATAGGATACCAATTTCTGCAATACCACGAGCGGTAGGTAAACCATCATCTGCCAGTGGGTGTACATTATCGTCACCTTCGGTAATATCACGACCAGCCACGTTACTCCTTAGGTTTTAGTTTTTCTGCTTCTTCTTTTAATTTCATTGCTTGTTCTTGCATTGCAGCCATGTTCCAATACAGCGCATAGTAATCAATATCTAAACTAAATCTTTTCATATGCTTTACTAACGCACCTGTATGGGCGTGTACTGGTATACCAGCAGCCCTAACCTTACGGAAGAAAACAATATCTTCGCCAATAAACTGGTCGCCTAATCCTTCTTGCTCAGCAAACATAGACTGGCCAGGATACTTAGCACGTAGTTTTGGCACGATAGATTTGTGCATTAGCACAAACCCCATACCAGCAGAGTCAACCTCTAGTAATTTATCTTTAGGTAGTGGATGTATGTACTGGATTTCATACTCAGATATGTTCTTAAAGATACAAGGGAATGGTCTCATTACTGAGGACTCATTCTCCTTTGAGATAAAGTAAACACCACTAACTATTGGGCGTAACTCTTTATCTGCTGCATCCCATACCTTCTTAAGTACATCTGTAGTTAGGTAGATGTCTGAATCTACCCATAGTATCCAGTCTGTCTTAACATCGTCAGCCCATTTATCAAGGGCTATCTGTCTTTGTCTGCCAATCTGATTACCCTGTACTCGCATAGCATTGTTAATATGCATGCCCGCTTGTGGGGCTGTAAGTATTACGTAGGTTAAACCTTCAGCAAACTTACCATCAACCATTCCATTATCACACCACGCAATAGTTACTGTTTCTTTTGGTCTTATCATTGTGTCCCCTTATTTATTTAAATTAACCAACAACTACTATAACTATTCCTGAACCGCCAGCGCCTCCAGCGTTACCATCAGTTCTATTACGAGTACCGCCTCCACCACCACCTGTGTTAGCAGTTCCAGCAGTGCTTGAATTTAAACCACCAGCACCACCACCACCTGTACCACCGCTTGCGCCACCACCATTATCATTTCCGCCCCCGCCGCCTGCATAGGTTACTGATGAACCAGTAATTGAATTAGCAGTACCATTACCACCAGCACCACCAACGCTTGCAGTTGCATTAGCACCTGCAGCACCAGCACCACCACCACCACCACTTCTATTACTATTACCTGCTCCACCGTTATTACCTTGTGAAAGTTGACTACTACCACCAGTACTGCCAGTGCCAGTTATACCGCCACCACTTCCACCGCTAAAACCAATAAGGGCTGGATTACCCTGTACAACTGCTGCACCAGCGCCACCACCAATTGCTACAAAATTGCCAATAGCAGATGCATTTCCATTTAATCCAGCAGCGCCTGAAGTACCGCCACCTGTATATGTTTGACCAGCACCGCCAGCGCCAACAGTTACAGTTAATGTTCCAGCAGGAAGAATTGCTGCTGTATTATAAACAAATCCACCAGCACCACCACCACCACCTTCACCAACTCCACCTGAGCCTCCACCACCAACTAAAAGCAATTCGCAAGTACCTGCTGTGCCAATAGTAATAGAACCAGAACCTGTAAACTTATAAATAGTTTTACCAGCACGGGTAGATGAATCAATATCTGGAGAACCAGTAGTAGCAGTTACGGTTGCTTTAGGTATTCCTCCTGCAGATACAGCACTAAATAATGGCATTATGTCTCCTTATGCGTACTTAATTGGACCAGCACCAAATACAGTAAAGGTTGCTGATGCTGTTTTAACAATTGTATATGTGTATACATCTATAGCAGAAGCGTTGCCAGCAGCAGGTGCGGTTCCACCAGAATATTTAGGTGTTACGGCAGAGCCATCAATGTTAAATGCTGTTTGATAATATGCTGTGGCTCCATTAGTTACTAAAAAAGCAACAGTAATAGCATCACCTGTAGCAAGAACGGAGTTAAGAGTAGTGCCAGATGTGCCTCGTACATTTAATGTCCAGTTACCAGAGGCATCGGTTGTATAATAAAGAACACCCTGAGTAGAAGCATCAAAGTTAACAGTTCCAGTAGCAGCAGTAGCCGATATAGTTGTACGTTCCTCTGGGCTAATAACTATAGGACTAGTTAAAGTAGGACCTGACGAAGCAGCCTTAGTATTAATCTGCGTCTGTATAGCAGAGGTAACTCCATCTAAGTAGCCTAACTCTGTTGCATCTACGGTAGAGGGTGCAGGGGCTGCGCTTGCTATATCTCTTGCTTTAGTCATTGGTTACTTCCCTCCAGGTTAGGTCATCCTCTGACCAGTAGTAAAACTTACCTTCTGTTGTAGGCATAGGAGTAGGCGCTTGCCAACGGCAAGTAGCCTCATCTAATACCCAAGAGTTAAAAGGTTTAGGTGCTATAAAAGCATCTCTTGTAGCATCGTAGGTGTAACCTATACCTGCATAATTCTTACGAATATTGTTATTGTAAGATGTTCTCTTACATACTTGACCTCTGAAGTTACCATACCAAGTTTCAGTATCTAATCCTTCAATAAGTTCAGTCTCATCTATGCCTGTAATTACTTCAGTAACTACATTGTTGTTGTCTAAGAATGCGTAATGTGCCATTATGCCGCCCAACTTACATTTCCAGTACCAGCAGTAATTGTGGTAACTTTATATGAACCATCTGTTGCAGTAGAACCAGTTAAACCAGCACCTATTGTAATTGTTCCGTCTACTGTTAAGTATCTAAGTATTACAATACCTGAACCACCTGCAGCACCTGCTCCAGTGTTACGGCTACCACCTCCACCGCCACCACCTCTATTGACGGTTCCAGCAGTACCATTACCACCACCGCCACCACCAGCACCGCCTCCACCAGTTCCAGCAGCACCAGCATTAGGACTATCATAAGCACCACCGCCACCACCACCAGCATATGTAACTGATGAACCAGTAATAGAAGTTGGAACGCCGCTTCCACCAGAGCCTGAATTAGAACCTGCAGCGTTACTACCTACAGCACCAGCGCCTCCGCCACCGCCTGATGTAGCACTAACAGAGCCAAATCCACCGCCAAAACCTTGCCCGCTTGGGGTTGCAGTACCTCCAGGTTTAGTAGCACCAGGTCCAGAACCACCACCTCCGCCAGAACCGCCATTATTTCCAGCAGCACCAGTTTTACCACCACCGCCGCCGCCAGTTGCAGTAATTGTAGAAAATACAGAGTTACTACCATTAGCACCTTGGTTATCGTTTGCAGCAGTTTGTGCAGCACCTGCTCCGACAGTCACCGTATAATTAATATTAGGTCTTAATATTAAAGAAGATTCTAAAGAACCAGTACCACCAGTACCAGTTACAGTGCAACGCATACCACCTGCACCGCCGCCGCCACCACCTTCTGAATCTCCTGCAGCAGTAGGAGAACCACCCGCTCCACCACCTGCAACAACAAGGTAATCAACAGTTACTATTTGAGCAGAAATTCCGTCCCAAAATTTATTACTAGGTCCGTATTTAAACGATGTAACTGCCATTAGACTATCTCCACTCCTGAAATGTGAAAGTTAACTGTTGTTGCTGAGGCTAATCCTACAATAATTTTAGGAGTAGCATTGGCAGGTATTACTTGCTTAAGGTCAATGGTAAGTGTGTCATTTGCTGCAATACTTACGTCATTTGCAATTTGAACTCCGTCTATTGACATATCAAATGTTGCTACTGCTGCTGCAGTATTAGCAACTAAAATATTAGTTACTATTGTAGTAGTAGATGTAGTTGGAACTGTGTATAAGGTTGTGCTCGATGTTGATGCGGCTCCACGAAATAGAGCCTTAGATGTTACAGCCATTTGTACTGTACCTTTCTGTTAGTATGCACCCATTATGGTCATAGTTATGTCTGAGTATTGCGTTAAATCTGGAGCAGGAACAGATGCCCATTCAAGACCTGTTGCAGTTCCTGAGTTAGCCTTTAAATAATATCCATCTATTCCTACTGTTAGTTTGCCTGGTGTATCTGCAGCGGTTGCTACAAGAATATCACCCTTAGCATCAAAGAGAGCCTTGTCAATAGCAGTAGCCAAGTCAAAGGCTGTAAAGGTAATAATCTCTAATACATCACCAGCAGCCAAGGCTGACAAGGATGCGATGCTTGTTCCATCAGATGCTGTGTAATCTGAACCACGAACCAATAGAACACCATTTAGATATACCTGCTCTTTACCAGCAATATAAGAAAGTGTTATGCCATTATCGTCTAGTCCAGACTCAGATGTCTCTCCACCAGCAGCGGTATACTTGTAGCGGAAGATTGCTGCAGTAGAGGAAATAGAACCCCAAGCAGAACCTGTCCAAGCAAACATAGTGTCGGCTACTGAGTTCCAATATAGGGCACCTTCAATTAATGCATCACCATCATTGTCTACAGATGGGGCAGTTGACTTAGCACCTAAGTATCTATCATCAAAGTTATCATAAGTTGTAGCAGCGGCAGCAGCAGAGGATGCAGCAGCAGTTGCAGAACCAGCCACGGCATCTACATATAACTTAGTAGCAGCGTGTAGGTCTACAGTAGGAGCACCTGATAATGTCAAGGCACCAGTCATTGTAGAGCCAGCCTTTAGGACTACCGTGTCTGAAAAGTTTGCTGTATCTGCAAGAGCAGCAGCAATTTCATCAAGGGTATCAAGTGTGCTAGGAGCACCGTTGATTAGGTTAGCAATAGATGTATCTACATAAGCCTTGGTTGAAGCATCAGCATCAGCGGTAGGTGTAGCCAAAGATGTAATCTTCTGGCTGTTAAGAGATACCGCAGAAGTAGGCGCAGCCATCTGGTCTAAACGAGATGTTCTTACCTGTGTATCAAAGTCAGAGATAGTAGATGCTGTTTGAGTACCAGTATGGTTAGCACGTGCTAGTGGGTCAGATGCTAACTTACCTAGTGAGATAGCAGCACCATTGGCAATATCTGTATTTACTATTCCACCAGTTAAAGATAACTTACCATAGGTAATACCAGCAGATGCATTGATGTCATCGTTTGTAATAGTGCCATTAGAAATCATTGCGCTAGTTACTGTGCTAGTAGGAAGGGTAACTGTGCCAGTAAATGTAGGGCTGGCAATAGGAGCCTTAGCATCTATCTGTGTTTGGATTGCAGAGGTTACGCCATCTACATAGTTAAGTTCGGTTACTGATAAAGTAGCACCATCAAGAATATTTAACTCAGCAGCAGTAGCAGTAACTCCATCAAGGATATTAAGTTCTGCAGCAGTAGCAGTAACTCCGTCTAATATGTTAAGTTCAGCAGCACTTGCGGTAACACCATCTAAGATATTAAGTTCTGTAGAGGTTGCAGTTAATGCTACGTTTTCATTAATCTTAGGGCTAGTTAAAGTTTTATTTGTAAGGGTTTGAGTCTTGGCTGTACCTACTACATCACCTTCACCTGAAGCGATTCCGTGTAGGTCGTGGGTAGCAGTTCCATCATTGTAAGCCGCCGTTGCTTCAATGTGTAGGTTAGATTCACGATAGTCACGGCCAATAGCCATATGTCTAACTACTGCACCAGCAGAGTGAGCCTGACCTGTACCACCAACCTCAATACCACGGGCTATGGTTAGGGTATTAGTTGATACTCCGCTGACATCTACAATTTCTTCAAGGGCTGTATCTGGGTCAATTACTACTGTAAATCTTTCGGTTCCAGTTACTGTTGCACCACCTAGTAGTGATGTACCAGAACCAACAACCATAGTAGTAGCACCAGCCGTAATGGCTGATGTTAATGTAGTTTGCTGTGAGCGGGATGAGTATTTACGTGTTGTCATTTATGTTCCTATCGGCTGTAGTGAACTCTGGCTGGATACTGTTGCTGTTGTGCTTTTGTTTCCTCTGCCAAACGTTGTGTGTATAGTGCAAAGAGTTGTCTTGTTGAATTTCCAGATGAACCAAATGGACGCTTTGAGTCTGTCTCATCTGCTTGTGGGCTAACCATTGCAGAACGGGCTGGGTCAAGATATGTAAGTAATCTGTATGCTGCACCAATAATTACTACATCACGAACTGATTCAGGTAGTCCAGTAACAGTTGTAAATACATCTGAGTTAGAACTTAATGCTTCTGGCTCTGTAGCATAGACAACCTTTACGGTTCTACCTGGGGTAATAATGTCACCAATGGTTACTGTCTGAGTTGTTGCACCCCAAGTGTTAATCTCTGGCAACGCATCAAAGTCAAATCTCTTAACACGAATCCATTCTTTAGATGGACCAATACTTTCCCAGTGCATTGTTAGGATGTTTCTAATATTTTTATTCTCTAATTCATATGTAGTAATTGCTGCATTGTATGTAAAGGTTGTTTGTTTAACTGCAAAAATAGATGCGCCTAAGGCACGGATAGTATCGTTGATAGCCTTCTTAACTACATAACGTGGGAAGGTTGGGCTAATAACTACCCTAGTTCCAGCAGCAGCAGTGGCTGCGGTAGTACCTAGATAGCCACGACCATACGGAGATACAGTGGCTGTATTAGCAATACGGTCAAATGAATCAACCCATAATAATTCTTCGCCAATTTCAATAGTACCTTTACCAAGGTCAGTACTTGCAAGTTGTAGAATTGTAGGGCTAGCAATGGTAGATGTGGTAGTGGCTAATGCTGCAGTAAGATGTGTAGACTTATCTTGCTGTAGCGTATAGCCAGCAAGGTTGATAAGAACCTCATCAGTCATATCTTGTAGGGTTGACATTATAATTTACCTTATCTGTACTTAGATGTTTTTTTGGCTATTGATTTAGGTTGTTTAACAAATTGTTTGCCCCGTTTATTACCAGCAGCCTTAGCCTTATTGGTTGCAGCCTTCTCGGCAGAACTTAATGCAGCCCATGCTTTTTCAGGTAAATATCTTTTCTTACCTTTAGATGGTTTACCATCAGAAGTTTTCCACTTCTGAGCAGTCCACTTCTTAAGTGATGCTTGAGACTTAGCAAGGGCCATTACTTGTATCCTCCGCCAGCCTTCTTATATTGCACAGCAAGTAGTTGTGCTTTACGTGCTGACCATTCCCCAGGGTCTCCGCCCTTTGAGCCAGCCTTAATCTTCTTAAACAATGATGCTCTCATACCAGGCTTGGTGTAGTTACCAGCGGCATTAACTTTAGACTTAGCCTTCTTCGCTGCCATTACTTCTTACTCTTATTTCTTTTAGAGATTGCTGCAGCCTTAGCCTTAGCATCTGACTTTGAACTAGCACCCCATGCTTGTAGTGATAAAAGTAATCTTGTTGGTGAGCCATCAGGCTTACGCTCAGGTCCTGGCATTCCGCCCATACGGGCCAAGAATGAGGCTCTACGGGGGTTGTCGCCGCTTTTCACGGGCGCCTTGAGTGTTCCACCCTTGTAGGATGCTCTGCCCTTAGCGTTGAGTCCACCCTTAGGATTCTTACCTTCTTTTCTTTGCCATGCTGCTGTCTTTGCCATGCTCCCCATACCTTCCAAGAATAGACCTAATGGTTCCATTTTTATTTATACGAACCACTAGGCCATCTTTAATTTGAACTGGATTAAAACCATCATGGCGCTTATAACTGCCAGATGATGCCATTATCTACCTCTACGTCCAGGTGCTGAAATTTTAGTTTCAGGTATAAACAGTCCTGGATATTTGTCTTCAATTGCTTTCTTAGCAGCAGCCTCAGCAGCAGCAATACCTGCAGGAGATATTCGTTTTTGATGTTGCTTAATAATTTCTTCACGCTTTTGAATATCTGTTAACTTCTTAGGCTTTGGTTTAACTTGAGATGGTCTTGCCATATTAATCCTTTACTTTCCTGAACCAGCAATAGGTCCATACATTCTATCAACATATGAATTATCTTTTGCTGTTGTTTTTGGTAGTTGTGCTCGTCTAGCCTTGCCAGCAGCAATCATATTTTTAATATAATTAGGGTCACCAGCACCCATACGTTTAGGAATAGGAACTGACTTTTTGGCATTTCTATCTTGCAATGTTTCCAGTCGATTAGCAATATCTTTTAAAGTAATCTTTTTCTTAGCAGCCATGCTACTTCTTCTTACCCATTTTTTTCATAGCCATCTTTTTCATGGTCATTTTCTTTGTTGACTTCTTGGCTGCTTTCTTAGCCATAGCCTTGCCCTTCATTGTGTAAGGGAACTTCTCTCCATTTACCATTGGCATATTATGCTCCTAGTTCGTTGATTGTTTTAGCGGTTTTTTTATCTATGTGTCTAGCATTTGGGTCCTTTTCAGCGTTGTAAGCCCTACCCAAATTCTCTGATGCTTTCTGTGCTGCTTCTATCTTAGCCATAGTAGTTCCTGCTGGCTGGATACCTTGCTTGCGAGCATCTCTATATGCTTGCAGTTCGCCCTCCCACTTACGTAATGGCATAGATGCTCTACCATTAGCATCACCTGTACTTAATTCTAGTGTGCTTATCTTGCATCCAAAGCAATCTTCTACAAATTCTGGATGTGTTCTTAATTGATGTAGACTCATTGTGCTATAAAATTCTCTTCCGTTACCCCAACATTGGCTGCTATTAATCTAGCCTTTGTAGCATCGTCAACTATGTGACGGCTTCCACCAAGATAAACCTCTTGGTAATTCTGCAAGTCTTCATCTACTAAGTAGCGTACCTGCTTGTATATCCCGTTATCTCGGATAATAGTTATCCCACGATTTAATTTATAAAAGTAAAATAGGCGGTGTCCACCCGCTGGACCTTCTCTAACTATTGGTGTATCAAAAATATATGTAGTCATTTTAGTCCTTTATTAAGAGAGGGGCAGGGCGTAAGCCCCACCCCCCATTGCTACTAAAGAGCAGCGATTGATGAACCTGATTCGATTCGGTATAGCGCTTCTTCACGGTAGCGTGCAAAGCCAAGTACGCCGTACCAACCCATTGGGCGGTGACGCATTAACTTGTCAACTACTGGTCCGATAACTACATGTGGCTCTTCAGCAACGGCTTGAGCCATTGCTTGCTGGCCTGCAATAATTGTGCGGAATACACGAGTTACAGGAGTTACGGTTACTACAGTTGTAGCAGTAACAGCAGCGGTATGAGCAACACTTACAGTGATTGTTGTTGTATCGCCAGATGTGGCAATAGAACTAATCTTTGCAGTAGTTGCAATACCTGTTCCTGAAATCTTGTCTCCAACCTCAGCACGTGCAGCGATAACTGAAGAAGAAGCAACACCAAAGGTAAACCCTGCTGATGTTCCTGCTACTGTTACTGCTGTTGTTGCTAATGTTGCTTGGTCAGCACCATCCTTGGCTGAGTAAAGACGTGGTGATTCAATATAGAATGCACCTTCGTAGTTACCAATTTCTCCAGCCCAGATGCGGTCCTGTGAAGAACCGTATTGGTTAGGAAGTAGCCAGCCTTGGCCAGATGATGACTCTGCACGTAGGTCATGGGATACCTCTGGGTGGATACCAGCCCAGTATAGTGAACCCTTGCGTGCTACAGCCTTAGCAGAACGTAACTTAGCGACAGCCCTACGGATGTCTGCTGAGTCAATTGTTGCTGCTGCTGTAACTGTTACTGTTGAGGTCGCTGTTGAACCTGAGAAAATCTTGTTATCTCCGCCACGCAATGTTTCCATTGCTACTGCGTCGATAGAATCTGCTAGGTTGTAAGCAATAATGTTAGCGATTGCTGGGTCTACATCAGCAAGGCTGAATAGTTCCAACGCACGTGTTACCAACACTGAGTTACCGTACTCGTTAAGAGTAATAGAAACTGTTGTTGGTGTTGATAGTGCTACTGCATCTGGGTCAGTTGTCTCAGATAGAGTAGATGTCTTTTGTGCCAAGTCAACGTACTTCTGTAGAACTACGGTTGAACCTGGGATTGATTGACGGGCAGGTGTTTTATCTGCGACTGAACGAATTAGTGGTTCAGAACGGAGAGCGAACTCCAGTAAGCGGTCATACGCTTGCTGAACAAGACCTGCACCACCGCTGGTACCGCCTAATGTAGCGGAGCCTATGCCTGTGTATGCATTTGCCATTGTGTTGTCACCTCCAAGTGACTAGAAACTATGATTTGTTTTATTGATTTGCTTGGAGGATAGCAAGAATTTCTTCTGCTGATTCGGCATTAGAGATTTTTGTTTGTAAATCCTCCGTGCGTTCAGGGGTTAACGCATTCTGAGTGACAATATCTTGCTGCCGTAAGGCTGCTCGATTACTCTCTTGCTCAGGATTTTTAGACTCTTCAACTTTTAATCCAAACAAATCAGCATTATCATCGAGCCAGTTATTCACTGTCTCTTCGTTAATATCTTCTAAGTCTTTCATAATAAGCCTTGCAGCCTTAGCGTTTACGCCCTTCTTTTCCAGGACTTCTTTAATAGTACGCTCACGCTGCACCTTGGATAATCCCTCAAGTTGCTCAGTGAGTTCCTTGATACGCTTCTCATCAGAGCGCTTGGCTTTACGTAACTTTTTAAGTAAGTCACTGCCATCACCCACATTTGTGTCGGTATCTAGGTCGTCTTCTTCTTCTTCATCCCAGTAGTTGTTGCTCATAGCAACCACCCACCCTTCTATTCGTTGATTAGTCGCAAGCCTCAAGTCAATTCGGGGAAATTGGTTGGCTCTTGCTACCAGACTTATACACCTCACGGGGCTGGTAGGTCCGTGTAGGGAATCTATTTAGAACTGACCTGCTGAGGAACCTCTACGCAAGTATGTAGTTGACAGTCCTGCTGCACCTACGCCTGATGAACCGCTAAATGTTCCTATTTCTTTTTCTGCTAACTGTGTACGCTTACGCTGAGCAGAGGCAAGTCCTTTAAATACTTCTTCTTCTGCAACCTGTTGGTTGTAATTAATTTTATCTTCATCATAAATTTGAGATAACTTAGTAGTAGTAGGAAGTATGTCTGAAATAGTAGAGTATCCTCTACGTGCTGTGGCTAGGTCTACGCCAAATTTAGCCAATGATTCTGCGCTAGTCATACTAGTTGTAAGCCCACCCTGCGCTAATGCTGCGCTACCAATCTCTGCTGCAGTTACCTTTTCTTGTAATCTAGGTAAATTTTCTTTTGGACTTAAAAAGTAACTAACTAACTCTGTATCTGTAATTTTATAAAAATCACGTAGAGTTTTTTTAACTAATGGGTCTGCATTCTCAACACGATTAACTACAGTAGATACTCTGTCTTTAAACTCAACAGGGGATATATCTCCACCAATAATATTAGCCATTGCAGCCTGTCGTGTTTTTTTATCTGTACCTAATAAGGCTTGTTGCCCATATGCACGAAGTGTTTCTGAGTAACTATCCTCAAGGGCTAGATACTCTCCTTCTGTTAATGCATTAAGGCCAGCAGCAGTTCTTGTTGTGTTCCCAGCAAAACGTGTTTGATATGTTTTGTTTTGACGCAATTCAATAATTGCTTCATTTGAAGTTAATCCTTGTTTCATGTATCCAGCAATAACTGGAGCCAAATCATCTAATCCGTATAAAGCAAAAGTTGAATTAAGTAATGCAAAAGCATCTCTAGTATCTTTGCTTATTTCAGAGCCTGCTCCACCCGCTCCAGCCGCTCCGCCTACTTCAGGTTTCTTAGGGCTACTAGCGTCTATCTTTGCTTGGATTGCAGCATTAATTGCTAGACCTTGTTCAGCACCAGTTTTACCAGCAATTGCTGCTGCGTACTCTGCATCAGTTAAACTTGTTACTGGATTAAAAGTATCTCCATAATAACCAGCAGCAGATACACCACCTCTTGCTTCAATTTCTGCCTTAGTTGCTACACCAGCAGCAATAGCAGCAGCCTCTGCTGCGGGATTGCGAACAAATCCTGGCGGAGTATTAGCGGCTCCTGTAGTAGTACCACCTGTGGCTGCACCACCAGTTGCTGTACTACCTGTAGCAGTACCTGTGGCTGTAGAACCAGTTGCTGTTTGTTTTCCTGGGATTAAAAATGTTTGTCCAGGTTTAATTAAATTAGGATTAGTTATTTGTGGGTTTGCTGCTTGAATTGCTTTAACTGTTGTTTTATTAGCCTTAGCAATTGCTGATAATGTATCGCCTTTTTTAACCTGTACAGTCTGTGCCATTAGCCTACCACTCCAAACATTCTAAGAATATCATTAGCATATCCTGCTGCTTCATCTCTAGCATTCTTAGTCTTGCCCCATTCTGGTTTATTACGAAGTAACTTCTCAAACTCTGTAGTAGACATAACTCCAGGCTTACCATTGTTTCTTAGTGCTACTTGAATATCTTTATCAAACGCATCTAAAGATTCTGATGGTACTTCTAAAACTTGAGACTTTGTATTAGCAAACTGAGTTGCTAAATTTTTAATACTAATTCCATTATCAATAGAATCACCTAGATTTGTATAGAAACTCTTAGCAAGATTACGAATCTTTTGTTGTTGCTGCTCTAGTTTACCAGTAGATAAACTGCCACCTGTCCTAAGCCCACCAAGCACATCATCAAGGGCTTCCTGTGTACTTAACTTAATACCATAATTAGCAGCATAACTCTTTAAGGATGAAATGCTTTGGGCTATAGAACCTGTACCAGAAGCAATGGCTTCTAAGGAAGTACCACGAACTGATGGCTTAATAGTATCTGCCATTATACGTGCATAATCTTCTTCGTTTAATAAAGAACCAGACTCAATTAATTTACCGCCAACTGTTTTTTGTTTAACAACAGCCTTCTTCATTTCTGCACTTACACTATCAAAGAAAGTTTTTCTTTCAGCAGGTGTCGCTTCACGCCCAAGCATATCTACTGTAAAGGCATCAATTAATTGATTAGCATCTTGCTTAGTTATTTCTTGCCCACGTTGTGTTGGCCCACCACCACCATAACTAGGTTGAGAATTAAGCCATGTATTAAAGGTAGTTAACTCACCACTTGCATTAGGATTAAATAAAAGGGCTTCTATAATCTCTTTACTTTGATTATTAGAAGCATCTAATATAGCATCGCTAAGTCCAGCATCTGATTTTGTATTATAATCTTTTTCTGTTAAGTAACCTTTGCGATATAAACCAGTACGCAATGCCTCTATATTACCGCCAGCATCTTTTTTAACTTCACGAATAATTTGATTATAGTCAGCAAAAGTAAAGTTTTTACCATCGGGTGTTATATATAAGAAACGTTGATAAGCAGCACCGTCTTGACCAGCAACAGTAATAATACGCTTAGTGCCAGTTCTATCCCAACCAATTTCTAATTGATTTTCGGCACCTTCGGCAAAATAGTTTTTAATTGTAGTTGCATTAGATGACCCAGGAGCACCGTAAACATTTAATGTTTCTGCCAATTTATCTACCCTCAATTCCTGCTATAGTTGATTCTCTAGAATAGTAGTTAAGCAAGCCAGTAAATATAATTCTGGTTGCTTCTTTTACTTCTGGACTTGTTTGGCTAAGTTCTTTTAATATGTTAAGAACTTGTTCTTTTCTTGTTGATTTTAAATTACTAAAATCAAAACGTTTAGAAAGTCTTTCATCTTCTGCAAGAGTTAAAAAGTCTGAAACTTGACGGACTGCAAGATTCATTGATGACCTTGTCTTCTTATCAATAGGAGAGTTAGGGTCCGCAACTGCATCCGCAAGGGTTTTAAACATAACCTTTAGATTTCCTCTATTGTCTCCCTTACCGCCAATTTCAGCATCAAGGTATGGGTTAGATATTAAAAGAGCGGTGCGTTCTTGTGAAGCCTTATCAATTAATTGTCGTCTATCTCCATAAACTGATTTTTTCTTTAAGGCTTCGTTTAGTGTATCTTCAATAGCAAAGTATCTTTGCTTATCCTCTGCTACCTGCACGCTAGTTAAGTAATCTTCAAACTCTGGAATATCTACTAAGCCTTCAGATTGCATCCAAGCATATATGTCTGGATTATATTCGCCAGACTTTGGTGCAAATAAATAACCTATTTCTTTGTAGGTATCAATAAACTTTTTATTTTTAATAGACCAATTTTTTACTTCACTGGTAGTAGCAATAAGAACTTTAAATTCTTTGGTATTGCGTGGTACTAAATATATTACTTTTCCTGGATTTTTACCAACCCATGTAGCAACGGCTAAGTCAAATACATCTATGTCTTCATTTTCAACGTTGCGATTTAACGCATTGTATACATCCCAAAAAGATGATTTCCAAGTAGTAATACCAGTCTTCTTTAAAAATCCTGGTAATCCTTGAGAGTCACGTAAGGTTGGTTGGCCTGGAGATATTTGTCCAAGCATGTTACGTGCAACAACAATACTATTTGTTGAAATTTTAAGTTTAGAAATATATTTTGCACGCTCTTCTGTAGTTGCATCTTCTGGCAACCCATTACCAAATGCTTGTGCATGAGCAATTGCCTGCAACATTGCAGTTCCCTTTTGCCTATCTAACTCAGTAGACAAAAGAGTAGAAAGTATGCTGTCACCAAACATAGGTAACAAAGCACTTCGCAATGTCATTCTATCGCCAAACTGACCTAGTGCTATTGAGTCAAATGTTTCAGCAATTTTAGTAGTTGATGGTTGTATCTCATCCTTAAGCACGCTTGGAACAAGTGGTAACTCTCTTAGAAGTGCTCTGCTAACTACAACAGCAACAGATGCTAAAGGTCCAGCCAGTGCTGGTTGTCCTGCATCAGGTGAAAATGATGGGTTTGTTAATCTTAACTTAAGAGTAAACTCATTAAATGTTGGAATTTGCAATGTTTGGTTGCCAGTAAGCGTACGAAGTACTGGCTCTATTGCACCATTGATAATTGAATCTGTAGGAAAGACAATAAACTTATCACCCTTCTCATCTTCATAAACATCTCCAGATGCCTCAAGGCCTGTATGTAGTAGGCGAGTACGATATAAAGCCCGTAAAGGTTTCTTTGTATATAGACGCCAGACTCTACGATAAAAATCTTCAGTTGCTCTATAGAATCTACCTACTGACCTAATAGAAATAGCAAAGTTGCTTCGAATAGATGGGTTATCTACAAACTCTAATAGTTCATCAGTAGCACGAGTAAGGGCTAACTGAGTAACCTGTCTTTCAGCATGTTCTTTTCCACGTGCTTTAGCAATAGCAGTACTCAGTGTTGGATTTTCTTCAATTGCATTTTTAACATAACGCTCTTGAAATACTTTTTCGTAAGGCTTTAAATCTTTAAGTGCTCTTTCTGTAAATAATAATAGAAAAGGATTACGATTAAACCCAGTTACGGTTGCATCCATAACATCCATTGTCCAGTTTTGCCACTTTGAATAAAGGTAACCAATTCCTTCGCCCTCTTCAAATACCTTCATATCTTTTTCTGGACCAACATTATATAAACGTGTTTGTACGTTTGTTGTTGGCTGATAACCTTGAGTTAAATCTTCAAATCTAGCAAAATCAATTTCAGCGGATGCTTTGCTCCAAGGGTCTTTAACTATCTTTGCAACACCTTCAGCATTTGTTTCAATTGATTTTTTGGCTGCAGTAACTGCTTTAAATAATTTTTCATTGTAGTTAGTTGAACCGCCATGAAAAGTATTTCTCATATCCATTAGCATATTATCTACGTGGATACGGGCAATCTGTACATCTGAAATACCACGTTGACGATATAGTACTGTAGTACTAAACAAAGACAAAAATCCTTCTAACTTTGTTTTGCTCTCCATAATATAATCATCGTCAAAACCTTTTGGAACTCTTTCAACGCCTACATCTTTAAGAATACTATGACGTGCGTTAATAAAATCATCAGGTGTTTTTAATGCTTTGTATCTAAAGAAAGCATTAACTGGATTTACTACTGCACCTTCTGCAATTTTTTCACTGTTGTAAGAAAAACGAATATTCCAGTTATCGTAATGAGCAAGAGCAATTTGCTTTGTTGACATTTTATTAATATCTATAGCACGGTATGCTTTACCTAAAGCAAGACCTGCCTCATTGACTGCTTTGGTTAAATTACTGCTAACAAAAACTGAATCCACATAATCAATATCAATTTTTCCAGTCATCATACTACGGGCAGCAACAGAGTTACCCATTGAATCAAGAATATTTGGACTGTATTTCATTAACCGAGTTAAAGTTTCTGAACTTATTGGACCATTTTTTCCTGTGTAAAGTTCCATAACTCTTAATAATGTTTCTTCTTTAATCGCCTGGTGAGCCACATCAGCAAGGGCTACTTCATATCCGTATTGTTTGGATAACTTAGCACGTACATCTTCTAAAATATTTAAACGGTCTTGGCTATTTAATTTTTTAGTTGGGTCTTTTGATGGAAATATTTTATAAAATCCACGCTTATACATACCCTGGGTTGTTTTAGAACCAGTGGTTGCTTCAAGTATTGTTCGGGCCTCACGACCACCAAATACAAAATTACGTAGGTCATTTGAATTTCCTGTAAGAGCATTAAAAACTGTTTCATCTATACTGCTACGCATTCCAAGACGTGGAAAAAGAGTATGGGTAACCCAAAAATCTAAAAAGAATTTTGAAAATTTATTTCTAGTAGCGCCGCCAATTACATTCATAAAATTTATTTTTTCAGACAGTCTTGAACTTGCTGCTGTTTGATAAATTAAATCATATGGCAACGGAGCAATACTTTTTGCAACCTGTGATGGCTGAACAATTCCTTTAGATGCTTGAAAAAATGATTCGCCTTCACGCCTAATTAATGCTGGATGTAATACTCCAACTAGTTCAGTTGGTATTTGAGACTGGACTGTTGAAAACATACCAGTTTCATTAAAAGTAGCAGCAAGGATTTCATCTGCAACTTTTTGTCCATTAGGTGAGCCAAGCATTCCACTTTTTATCATAACTGCTGAATAAAGATTACGAATCATTGTAAGTTGTATTTCTGGGCTTTCTTTTAAGAATGCCTCTGTAAATGCATAGGCTAAATCTTTTTTACCTAAAGCAAGTATTGCTAAATTTCTAACATCTGATTCTGTTTTAACTGCATCTTCACCATACAAAATACGACCAGGGCTGCGTGTAAGTCCAACAGATATTTTATTCATTGCTTTACGGGTTTTAGAAATATCTCCCTGTAATTCAATAATATCTTTTACTGCTGGATTAATTAAATTATCGCCATCATCGGCTACTTTTTTTAATACATCTAATACAGTAGATAATTCTTTTTCGCCCTTATCAATATAAGATGTTATATTTGCATTTTTAGAAGTTGGATTAAAGATAGCATCAATTACTTTACTTGAAGCAGAACTAAGACTTCTAAAATTCTTTGCTACTGGAATTCCATTTCTACGGAAATTTACAGTATCAACACGACCAGATAATAATAAGCCCATGTCTTCATGGTCCATAAAGAATTTCTTTGCAGATGATGCATCAAAGACTTCTTCTTTTGCTAATTTTTTAACAACATCAAGATTGGCCCAGTCTGGAAAGTCAATACGTATTTGCTTATATGCAAGACCTTTTGCAACAGAGCCTTCTGCATCTGCATAATTTTTAACTGCTTTGCCTAGTTGCTCATCCCAAAGTTTAATAACATCGGCTTGTTTAAAAACAAAATCTACTCCACCTTCAACATCTCCACGCTCAGAAAGAAAAACAAATTGGTCAGCAAGTCTTTCGCCACGACCTTTAATTCCACCAAAACGACCAACTGCTTCTGGTATCCCAGCAACACCTTTACCAATAGCACGGCCACCTTTAATAATTGGTCCAACGCCAGTATAGGTAAGTGGGTCAATTGCTAATTGATAAGTAGCATCTAAAGGACCAGACACTATATTAGCGGCAGCAACTTGACCTTTTTTTGTAGTTAAGTCAATACCAATTGTTTTAAGAAGTTTAACAGCCCAATAATTTTTATCAACATCTGGGTCGGCTTTTAACATACTGCCAACCTTATCTCTGCCTGGAGAAACTTGAGTAAAAACTTTAATTTCTTTTAATAACTCATTAAATTGCTCAGGCTCGTCTCCCATAAATTGAATTGCCTTAAGCATACTTTCATCCGAATCACCATATAGGTCAATTGACTCCCCTGGAGTTCTGCCTTCTATAGTGCCACGTATTAAAGTTACTAATGCTTTACCGTGTTTAGTTTCGTACTCAGAAACTTTATCCCATCTCCAAGAATTTTTTCCATCAAAAGCCTCGCTAATAAGTTTTTTGCTAAAACGTGAACCTTTATCTTGTTCGGCTTGTTGCTCAACTTGATAAGGAGTATTTAAAGTTTTATAATATTTATCGGCTACTGTAAATCCTGCAATAAGTGGACTAAAATAAAGTTTAGCAGTATTACTTAATGTTTGACCTGCTGCTTCAACTACTCTACCAAGTGTACTTAATTCAGGAGAAAATCGTTTTTCTTTAGAAAAAAGATATCTAATATTATCTTGAACCACTGGGTCAAATTCAAGAAATTCTTTACGCCCTGCTTCTTCGCTAAGTTGTAAAAGTCTTTTTGCTTCTTTTCTGGCATAGCCTAATTGGCTAAGTTGTTTTTGTTGAGAAAGCGGCAAGCCAGCATCAATTGCTGCTTTATAAATATTAGGGCTTAGTTCACCTACAACAGGGTCTAATTTTATTTCGGCCATTAATATCCAGCATCATCTAGCATGCGAAATAACATTTCAGAATCGCCTGAAACATCATACTGTGCAAGGCCTCTAGCAATTTCTTTTATTGTTGGCTCTTGATTTGGTAATCTTCCAAGCGCAATCGAACCAGGGCCATCCCCAATATCTATACCACTAGTAATGCTTTCATTTTTACGAGATGTAGGAGCAAACAATGGTTGCAAATCTTCTAATGTATTTTGAGGAATTGGATTACCAGCCATAGGCGCTGCTACTTGTTGGTCGTAGGTTGCTTGTCCTTGTCCGTATGGTAATCCTGACATGTAGGTTGCGGCTTGTGTTGGACCCCCGTCAGTGCGTTGACTAAGAGCGCCAGGGCCTGATACTGGGGCTGGGTTATTCGGTTTTCTATATCCACCTTGCTCCATCATTGACATAATATCTCCTACTTAGTAAATTGTGTTTTTATATGAACAGGTCCACCGCACCAAATATTATATTGAATTGCAATGTTTACTGCCTTCTTAGCAGCGCTTGATGCTTTTGCATGTGTCTTTGTTTCAAGTTCCATTGATGCTAATGCACCAAGGGCTAATCCCCCACCAGAACCAATTCCATATAAACTTTTATCATCTCGCATATATCCAAAGTCATCGGTAACTTGATATAACTTTCCATTAAAACAAACTAATGCATCCCAACCAGTATCATCATCGCTTTTGGTTTTAGGTGCTGGTTCATAGCCTGCATCTGTTAATGTTTGTTTCATAGATGGTAATACTCTTATCATCATAAAACGGTCTGGGTCTTGCGTCTTAATTACTTTAGGCGGTTGCCATAAGTTGTTAAGAATATCTCCTGCTATAGCATCACCTGCTACTGCAATTAGATACTCACCAACTTTAACTATCTTGTCATAACCCTTTGCTACATAAGGTCTTTCGGTATATGTAGTCATTGAATCTGCTGCTAAGACAGCCCAGCCATTACCCTGTATGCCGACTATTACTGTCATCATCCCCCGCTTAAGTTATCTTCTTACTACTGTCCTTGCACTAGCACTAGCCGTACCACCTGCACTTAAACTAGATAAAAGACTTTGTAGTCCTCCGCCTTGTTGTGGTGGTAGTGGTGAAGGTAAGCCTCCTGCTGGAGCCTCTGCGGGAGCAGGGGACGTTTGCTCAACCATTTGGGCACCAGCGGGAGGTAATTCTGGAGCAAAGATATCTTCAATCGCATCTTCAATCGAAATACCCTTTTGACGGGCTTTGATTACTTGTGCGATTTTCTTTACGATATCAGATGCGTCCCCGCCTGATGCTGCCATTTGTGGAATGGCTTGTGTGTATGCCTGTAGTGAACCTACTAAAGCATTACGCATTTCCTCTACTTCAATCTTTTCTTGTTCTTGCGTTACGTTAATACCAAATGGTAGTTCACGCATAGCCATATCCTTAGAGATTAATTTACCACCAAGGGCTTGTAGCATAAAGATAAGTCCCTGTGCTGGGTTAAGACCAGCAAGCATTCCATAACGTACATCGGCTGTATAGTCACCCTTAATATCTTTTGAAGGTGTGTACTCTAAAGAGTACGGTGAGCCAGCATCTACGCCACGAATTGTTTTAACAAAATTAAATAGTGTCTCATCCATCTCGAAACAGACAGAGATAACATCTTTAAGTGCAGAAGCAAAGATTGCTTGTGCTGATTTAACCTGTGTATCAAAGCCACCCATAAGCGCTTGAACGCCTTGTCCCGTGACTATTGATGCATCTATGTTTCCAGTTCTTGATTCTGGATAACGTGTTCCAGTACGCAACTCATTAAGCAATACTTGCTGCTCAGTGAATGCACCTGGTGGGATATTTAAATCTACACGTCGTACTCCAGCAGGGGAGTTGGTGCGAATAATCGCATCTCCACCCAACTGTAGTTCTTGAACATCGCCTGGTACAACAATTGGTGCCTGTACAGATTTCTCTGCTGCTTCCATCGCAAGTAATGCGAACCTATTACGAAGCAGTTGGATACCTAGTACGTCATCAAATTGACCACGCATCTCGCCATCTAGTGATGGACGCTTTGCTACTATCACTTGCATCTTACCAAGTGGGTTCTTGGCTTGAGATAAAACTAAATTATTCCGTGATGGAATAAATATTGTTGATTGCTCTTTATCGTAATAACGAACAATATCAATACGTGCATCTAGGTTCTGCTCATAACGGTCAGCGCCTAGTAGTTGAATCTCAAACTCAGGGTACTGTGCCACCAGTTCTGCGAGTGTTAGTGAGTATTTCTTTGCGAAGGCAATACAACGTCCGTAGCGGTCAAACTCTGGGTAAGCCCCAATCGGACTTTCTATTCGGATACGTGGTAGCCCTGCTTCTTCGTCTAATTCAACAATGAATGGGACGAAACCAAATGTGATGTATTGGTCTGCACCTTGATACATCTGTACTTGTAAATCTGAATTACTAAAATAATTTGTTGCAATACGTGTTCGCTTATCAGCAAAGACTCTTGCTCTATCTGATACCTGATTTGCTGCAGAACAATTTACTGCTGGCAGTGGAG